CGATCTCAACAACTTCTTGGGTACACTCACTCTCGCACGTGATGCATCACCAGAAATTGAGATTGAAGATAAGAATATTGTCATCAAAAGCCTTGGTGGTCGTTCTAGCACCAAGTATCGTAAAGCGGCTAAAGAAACTATTCTTGTTCCACCTGATAAAACAATCTCTATGGACAACGCAGAGATTAAGTTTTCTCTTGATGCACAAGACCTAGAATGGATTTCCAAGGTTGCATCCGCACTCGGTTCTCCAAACATCGCTTTCGTTTCTGATGGTCAAACTATCACAATTGAAACATTCGATGCAAAAGATGATGCATCACACGTTAACTCAACCACACTGAACGTTGCAGGAAATGGTTCAACTTATCGTATGGTTTTTGCAACAGAAAATCTACGTTTTGTTCCTGGTGCATATGAAGTTACCATTGCATCTAAGGGTATCGGTCACTTCAAAAACACAACTGTGTCTGTTGAATATTGGGTGACAACTGAAACTGGTTCTAAGTACGGAGTATAATTATGACTGCGGTGACAACACTTTATGGTTCTTTCGATGAGAACCAACTTAAATCTATTCGTGACGCACTATCTGAAATTTCTAATGAAATGTCGGTGATCGATTCACATAAAGAGGCTATCAAAGACGTTATCGATGCACTTTATGATAACTTCAAAATTCCAAAAAAGGTTCTTCGCCGCATGGCAAAGACACATCACAAGCAATCCTTCCAAGAAGAAGTTACGGAAGACAATGAGTTTGAAGCACTCTATCTTGGAATGACTGAAACAAAATGAACACAACAAGCCGAAGAAACTTTGCGAAAAGTCTAGGCTTGGTTGGTCTCTTAGGCGTTGGTGTCCAAGGATACCAAGCCGCCAAAGAGCGTATTGTTTACAAGCAAGATGAATTGCCAACCAAAGAGTTGGAAGCACAACTCAATAAAAAACCCATGTTGCAACTAACTGCAATATATGGTGAAGAATTACCTCCTGCAAAAGTATATGGTACAAATAGTATGTACATTGTGGGGTATGGACCAAATTACAAACCTGGTACAGAGAAGCGTGTGATTGTAAACATTGCACCAGGTCCTGATGGTAAACTTTACGTCAAAGAGAATGACACTTGGCGTAGAATGTGATATAATGAATTTTTTTATGATGGAGTATGTGAATGGAAAGCAACCAAATGTTATGGGTGGAAAAGTATCGTCCTCACAAAATCGAGGACTGTATTCTTCCAGATTCTATTAAATCAACGTTTCAAGAGTATGTTAACAGAAAAGAAATCCCAAATTTGCTACTTGCTGGATCCGCTGGGGTCGGTAAAACAACGATTGCAAAGGCACTATGCGAGGAAGTCGGATGCGATTACATCGTCATCAACGGGTCGGACGAAAGCGGTATTGACACATTCCGCAACAAAATCAAAAACTACGCATCATCAATGAGCCTTTCTGGTGGCCGCAAGGTCATCATCATCGATGAGGCAGATTATCTAAACGCAAACTCTACACAGCCTGCACTTCGTGGTGCAATGGAAGAATTTGCTGTTAACTGTTCGTTCATCTTTACCTGCAACTTCAAGAATCGTATCATCGATCCGCTACACTCTCGTTGTTCTGTTGTCGAATTCAAGATTCAAAATGGTCAGAAAGCAAAGATGGCCGCACAATTCTTCAAACGTGTGGAGTGGATTCTTGAACAAGAAAACATTGCTTATGACAAGCAAGTTGTTGCCGCAGTAATCACAAAACATTTTCCTGATAACCGCCGTGTTCTGAATGAACTACAACGTTATTCTGTTGGTGGTACTATCGATAAGGGTATCCTTGCCGCAGTATCAGATTTGCAGGTTACAGACCTTATCAAAGCCGTTAAAGAGAAAGACTTTGGCACTGCACGTAAATGGGTAATCAACAATATTGATTCTGATTCAGCATCTATCTTTAGAAAGATTTATGAATCACTATATGACACGATGACACCAGACAGTATTCCACAAGCTGTTTTGCATCTTGCTAAGTATCAATATCAATCCGCTTTTGTTGCAGACCAAGAAATCAATTTGATGGCATTTCTGACTGAACTTATGGCCGATTGCTCATTCAAGTGAGTGATATATGTCACGTAATGTTTTTAACACTCTACTCTCTATGGCAAAGCGTAATGCTTTGTCCATGGATGAAAACGGTGAATGGACTGTAATTTATTCATCTGTCAACAAAAAACGGGCAATGGAAGGCGGCCTTCATGGTCTTCCTGGTGGTCAACAATGGGTTCCTAAAAAGATTTACATCGATGACAATGACCTAAGAGACATATGGAAAGAACAAGGTGAGAAGTGTTATTGGTTTCACATACCATTAGATTTCAATCTTCTTTATTCGGATTATCACCTGTACAGACCTAAACACCCTCTTGCACCTTCAATCGATAAGATTGATGATAATGGTGATTACACAAGAGATAATGTTGTCATTTGTTGTAGACTTGCTAACTTTGGTAGGAATATACATCCTTTCGGTGAGTTCCATGACGTTATTGAAACCATTACAGGTAAACCTTTCCCACAGGAACTACGTAAGAAATTTCCTGAATCTGGCAAAGTCGAACTCGCTAAACCTAAAATTATGATTACGGATTTCCTAACATGAGTCCCTTTGATTTTGTCGAAATTATCTTAAATAAAAGAAATAAGTTCTCCGATGATGAATTGGATTTTGATGCATATAAGCCTTTCCTAGTTAATCGTTCATTATCCTATCAGATGGATTGCATTTTATATGTTAATGAATTGAATAAGAGTCCTAGTATACCCAAAACTCTACAATACCAATATCTTCTAAATACAATTAGACCGATGAAACGCAAGTTTCAGTCCTGGCAGAAACAGGCGGTCATTAAGGATTTAGATTGCGTTAAAGAGTATTTTGGCTATTCAGATGAGAAGGCCAAAGAAGCACTACGTATTCTATCGGATCAACAAATCGCTTTGATAAAAGAAAAATTAGAAAAAGGCGGAGTGAAAAAATAATGATTAAAATAGAAGATATGGTAGAAGTAACCTTGAGTGAGAAAGATGATTTCCTAAAGGTCCGAGAAACACTTACACGTATTGGTGTAGCATCAAAAAAAGATAAGATTTTATATCAGTCTTGTCATATCTTACATAAGCAAGGTAAGTATTACATCGTGCATTTTAAAGAGTTGTTTTCTTTGGATGGGAAACCAACCGACCTCACTGAAAATGATATTGCTCGGAGAAATACAGTAACTAATCTACTTGAAGATTGGGAACTTATTAAAATTGTAAATAAAGAAAAGACCACGGAACCAACTGTTTCTTTGTCTCAAGTTAAGATTCTATCTCATAAAGAAAAGAACGATTGGCAACTAATCCCAAAATACAATATAGGTGTTAAAAAACCACAATCCGCGGATAAATAAAAGTATCTCACTCTGGATGGGAACAAGGCGGAGGCAACCTTGTAAAAAACCTTCACTAATTTAGCCCCACCTTAGGGCCGTTTGATGCTACGGTTGAAGGCGTCCGTGTAATTACACCTCCGACACGAAAGTTCGGACCAGTATAAGGTAAGCTGGATGATATGCCTTCGGGGTATCGCTTTAATTAACTCGCTTTTAGGAGAAAACTATGACACATCTATCTCTACCATACGGCAAAACTTTGCTTCCTTCCACAGTTGGCTTTGACCGACTACTAAGCACTTTCGAGGAATTCGATAATCTCCTTGGTCAAGGTGCTAAAGTTCAAAGCTATCCACCTTACAACATCGTTAAAGAAGACGATGAAACATACACGATTGAAATTGCCGTATCCGGCTTCAAGCGTGATGAAATCGAAATCACTTCAGAAGGTGGAAAACTTTACGTAAACGGAGCAATCAAGACCGCAAGAACCTCCGATAAGTATCTACACCGTGGTATCGGTACAAGGGATTTTTCCCACAAATTTGTACTCTCTGATACCATTGTTGTTAAGGGTGCTGATATCGTTGACGGACTATTGGTCATTAATCTGGTAAACATCATTCCAGAAGAAAAGAAACCACGTAAAATCGAAATTGGTTGTAGCGAAAATACAACACAAGCCTTGACAAAGTAACGTGAACCTGTTAGAATCCTTGTAAGTTACTTGGATTCTAACATGGAAATCTTTTTATCCTCATATAGTATTTTTGCTTTAGGTGCATTTATAGGTGCGCTTATGGGTAGGACATTTACGTTTGGAATCTTTGCTATTTGTTTTTTGATAATGTTGATTAGATTATGAACACTCATAAGCCCACTAAAATGCGAAATAAAATTTCCCAAGCGGAAATCTATTATACGTATCCACACTGGCCATCTAAAGATATAGATGGTGTTGAATTTTTGCCGGTCGTAAAACAAATACCTTCACAATCTAATACGCAAACTATCCATTATATGCGTAAAGATTCTTTGGAAAAGGTCAAAGGGTAATGAACAAACATTCTCTTGACGTTGCTATGATTTTGTGTTATAATTTGGCTATACTTTCAGGTACAGCATGTTTGGTCCAATTTTATGATTGGTCACCTTGGTGGTTCCTGTTTACTGTTTGTTGTTTGTTGACTTTTAAAACGAAAGATGAATGAAATGAAATTCGCTCTTTGCTCCGATGTTCACCTGGAATTTGGTCCACTTGAAATCGAAAATACTGAAAATGCTGATGTGTTGATTCTATCTGGAGATATTTGTATCGCCGGAGAAGTGACTGCACGTGATGATTTTAAAATCAAGGGTATGACTGACAAGTCCAACCAATACCACAAATTCTTCCAGGAATGCAGTGAAAGGTTTAATCATGTTATTTACATCTTGGGAAATCACGAACATTATCACGGTGATTTTAGTAAGTCTCTTGGAAATCTCCGTGAGCATCTTGGTTATCTATCTAATCTTCATGTACTAGAAAAAGAATATGTTGATCTAGGTGGGTGCCTGGTGTTCGGTGCTTCTCTGTGGACTGACATGAACAAGGAAGATCCTGTAACCATTCAACACATCAAAGGATATATGAATGATTACCGCATCATCCAAGATTCTTCAGAAATGGTGAATTACCGGGTTCATGTAAACAAAGATAAACCTGTTGGTATGTCCGATGAAGAATGGCTGGCTTTACCTTACGAAGAACGTATTGTTGCAGAGTTTAAAACTCGCCCTGCAAAGTTCTCTCCAGAAAAGTCTGTGGTTGAACACAAGGAGACACTGCGTATTCTGAAAGAATCGGTTGAATCTCGTCCAACTGAAAAGTGGGTTGTGGTTGGTCACCATGCTCCTTGTAAACAATCTACAAAACCTCAATACGAGCGTGATGTGCTTGTGAATGGCGCATACAGTTCCGACCTGTCCGAATTCATGTTGGATCATCCGCAAATCAAAGTGTGGACTCATGGTCACACCCACCACAATTTTGATTACATGATTGGTTCTACCCGTGTCATTGCTAACCCACGTGGTTACATTGGTTACGAAGACCAAGCGGATTATTTCAGTCTGCAATACTTTGAGGTTTGATATGCCGAAGGACACTATTCTCAATTACATTGAGTTTGAAATCCTTTGGCACACCGATATTATGAATTCATGTTTCAACTCAGAAGACCGTAAATGGAAAAAAGGTCAGATTGATTTGTTGAAACGTATGCATGATGAAGTTGTTGGTATCAAACGTGAAGATGTGATTACACAATTATTGAAGGAACATAATTATGGCATTGTTTGAAGTTGATGTGTTGGTTACTTTTCGTAATAAGTATATTATCGAAGCCGAAAGCCTGGAACATGCATATGATGAATTGGTGATGACTGAACACAATCGTGAATTCAATGAAGTAACTCAGAAGTTTCTTGGTGAGCAAATCATTGAAGGTCGGGAGACCACACGTGAAGGTGTTACTGAAATGATTAATCGATTGAAAGATGATGAATCTGAACTCTGTTCATATTGGATGGAAGATAAACTCATTCATAAGGTTGATTACACTAAATAAAATCTCTGGCGTTAGTATAATGGATAATACAAAGAGCTTCTACCTCTTGAATGTGGGTTCGATTCCTGCACGCCGGACCAAATAATAAGGAGTTAATATGGAAAATAAACAGTCGGTTACAATTAAAAATATTGAGAGTGCTTTGGCTGGTGAGTCGATGGCACACATCAAGTATCGCTATTTTGCGAAGTTGGCACGTGCCGAAGGTTTTGAAGATGTTGCAAAGCATTTCGAAGAAACTGCGGACCAAGAAATCAAACATGCTTGGGGTCACCTAGAACTCCTAGTTGGTAAGCCAACTACTAAAGAATGCTTAGAACTTGCTATTGCAGGTGAAACCTATGAATTCACTGAGATGTATCCACAGTTCGAACATATGGCTAAAGCTGAACAAAACATTGAAGCTGTAAAAGAATTCAATGAACAAGGTCGTGAATCCAATGAACACGCTCAAGCATTTAAGAAAGTGCTTGAACTTGCAGAAAAACGTTTTGCCGCTTTGAAAAAGGTGGAAGAACGTCACGCTAATGCCTATAAACAAGTCTTAGGAGGTCTATAATGTCTGAAAGAATTTACGTATGTGTTGTTTGCGGTCACCAATTATCTGAAGCTGATTGGTTGAGTCTACCAGATTCTGTCAACTGTCCAGAGTGTGGTGTTTCTAAAGACGATTACGTTCTAATGGAATAATTTTATGATCGATTGCATGGTTATTGGTGATTCTATCGCCGTTGGTGTTTCAATGATTCGTAAAGAATGTGTTAGTTACGCAAAAAGCGGATGGAATAGTTCTAATTGGAATAAAGATTATCTTTCTTCCGCTTCAGCAAATTCTTATAACACCATTGTTATCAGCCTCGGTGCCAATGACTACAAAGGTATAAAATCTGAACAAGAACTCCGAAAGATGCGTGAAGCCATTAAAGGTAAACGTGTCTTTTGGATTGATCCAGGAAAAGATCGTAAACCTATTCCACATGAAGTAATGATGAAACTTGCAGGCGAATATGGTGATGTTGTACTTCCACGTCCTGCTAACAATATGAGTGCTGATGGTGTTCATCCAACATTTGCTGGATACAAACAACTTGCACAACAAACAAGATGAAACAAAAATTTATTGATGCATATATGAAAACCGCAGAAACATTTGCGGGACTTTCATCTGCCGTGAGACTACATGTTGGTGCGATTATTGTAAAAGATGATCGCATCATTTCTATTGGCTACAACGGAATGCCATCTGGTTGGGACAATAATTGTGAAGATAAATTCTATTGTGATGATGGCGATTACTCTGAACAATTGCTTCCAAAAGAAGCAAACCAATGGATGAAATATAAACTTGTAAGTAAACCAGAGGTATTACATGCAGAAACTAATGCAATCGCTAAGTTGGCTAAATCGACTGAAAGTGGTGATGGTGCTACACTATTTGTTACTCATGCTCCTTGTTTGGACTGCGCCAAGTTGGTTTACCAGTCTGGTATTAATAGCGTG